TTATCAGGAGTAACTTCAGATAAAGAGATAGCTCTTGGATCACTATCTGAAGTCTCTGCACTATCTTCAATATCTGCTTCAAGCCCAGTAGCTCTTGGATCACTTAGCGAAATAGATAGTTTATCATCTGTGGCGCAGAGCAAGAGTGCTACTGTAAGCTCTATATCAGAACTTGATTCAATCACTGCTTTAGATTTTTCTAAGGTAGAAGTGCTTAGTTCGCTAAGTGAGATTAATAGCCTCAGCTCCATAACTGAAAGCAATGTTACTCTATTAGGCTCTATATCCGAACTTAACAGTTTAAGCTCTGTATCTCATGTAAAAGTTGGGTTACTTAGTTCGCTAAGTGAAGTCAATGGAGTTTCCCCACTCGGCACTACTGTACAGGCGGGTGTTGGAAGTCTCGATTCAATAGAGTCGCTTAATAGTGTAGCTAGTAGCAGTACGATTGAGTTAGGCAGCCTACAAGAAGTTGATTTACTAGGCGCTGTGGTTGAAAGCAGTTCTACTCTTCTTGGTACTCTTCCAGAACTCTCTACCTTAAGTAGCCTTACAGCTTCTAAGAACAAAGAGATTGGCGTATTAAACGAAGTTAATTCTCTTAATGTTCTTACTGATGAGACAACGACTTTATTGGGACGGCTTTCAGAAACTTCAGCAATAAGTTCTATATCTGCTACTAAACAAGATCAGTTAGCTTCTATCTCTACTGTGGATAGCCTTTCCCAACTAGAAGTTGGAAGGGTCTATACTGTAGGTGACATAAGTGAAGTTAACTCAATTGAACAACTTAGTTATAGTGCCGGAGCTTCTTTAGGTAGCTTAACTGAAATATCTGCATTAGGTTCTATAGTAAGTAATAAACTAACTGCTGTAGGTAATTTTAGCGAAGTTGATTCTCTGTCTTCAATAAGCTTTGGGAATACAGTCCTCGTAGGATCTATCGGAGAAACTAACTCCCTATCAGGGATCACTTGGGCAAAAGTTGGGGCGGTAAACGCTCTTACAGAAATTGATAACTTAGAACCCTATGTTACAAATAAAGTACATGCTTTAGGTTCTTTAGCTGAAACATCTGCTTTATTTCCAGTATCGTTTTACTCTTCTCACACCTTAGGTGCTCTACAGAGTACTGAAGCTTTAAATAGTATTGCGTATAGTAAGGTGGCTACTCTAGCAACTCTTGATGAGATAGATAGTCTTGGACGTTTAATAGATCCAAACGCGTTTCATGAAGTACAAACTTTTTCTCTCTCTATGACTAGGCGTTCTACGCACAGTTTGAATCTCACAAAGAAGCACCTGACTACTCTAGGCGGTTAACGATGGCGTGTAATAATGAAATACATCAAGATGATCTAGGGACTGAGTTCCTAGTTACTATTACGGAATGTCTTAGTGGAGTAGATACTCCTTTAGATATTTCCTCTGCTACAAGTAAAGACATTATCTTTAAAAAGTCGGATGGGACTATTTTAACGAAGTCTGCTATATTCACTTCTATCCCATCAGGAGGTACTGGTACAGGTTCTGATGGTAAAATAAGCTACTTTACTGTAGTTGGAGACTTAACGCCTGTAGGTACGTATAAGCTCCAAGGGGTAGTTACTACCTCTAAGGGTAGCTGGTCTTCTACTATTGATAAATTTAAAGTAATAAGTAATCTGAGCTAGATAATATGAAAATAAAAAAGAATGAATTACTAGCTACCTTTAAAGCAGATATGAAAGCTGCTGATCCTTTACGTCAAGAAATGGTTACTGAAGTAGACAAATGGCGTAGTGAATATGACGGAGCACCTTACGGTAACGAAGAAAAAGGTAAAAGCTCTTTTGTATCTAGAGATATTAAACGTCAAGATGAATGGCAACATGCTTCTGTTAAAGATCCCTTTGTTTCCCAGAGCGACTTAGTTGTATGTAATCCTGTAACCTTTGAAGATCGTAAAGCAGCAGAACAAAACCAGCTTGTACTGAACTACCAATTTGCAAGACAGTTCGACCGTTATAGCTTCATGACTGATGTAGTTAAACTCTCCTATGCTGAAGGTACTGTAATAGTTAAAACTTCTTGGGAGTACGAGGATGAGGAGGTAGAAGTACCTGTTCCTCAGTTCGTGATAGACCCCATGACAGGTCAACAGCTTCAAGTCGGAGAAGTACTCACTAAACAGTTAAAAGTCCTTGTAAACCGTCCTCACGCAGAGGTATGTCGTATTGAAGACATCTACATAGATCCTACCTGTAGAGGGGATATGTCTAAGGCTCAGTTTGTCATTCATAGGTATGAAACAGATTTAAGTACATTACGTTCTGCTAAGAAGTATAAGAACTTAGACAAGGTATCAAAATCCGGCAGTTTTACCGATACAGACTATGAAGCTACTAGCGACAAACTAGACGATAGTATTACTAACTTCAAGTTCCAGGATGAGCCTAGGAAGAAAGTAGTTATGTACGAATACTGGGGATTCTACGATGTAGAAGATACTGGTATTGTTAAACCTATTATCTGTTCTTGGATAGATGACGTAATTGTCCAACTTGAAGATAATCCCTACCCTGATAAAGAAATTCCTTTTCTACTTCTTAAGAAGAATGCCAGACCCTTTAAGCTGTATGGAGAGTCTGATGCTGAATTGATTGGAGATAACCAGAAGATTACTACTGCTATTAAGCGGGGTATTATTGATAATATGGCTAACTCTAATATTGCTCAGAAAGGTCTTAAAAAAGCATCACTGGATCCTTTAAACAAGAAGCGTTTCCTTAATGGTAAAAACTTTGAATATAATGGCAATCCTACAGACTTCTATGAAGGTGGGTATAACCAGCTACCTTCTAGTGTATTTGATATTCTTACCTTACTAGGTAATGAAACGGAGTCTATGCTGGGAGTTAAAAGCTTCTCTGGAGGTATTAACGGTAATAACCTAGGATCTACAGCTACTGCAGCTAAAGGAGCCTTAGATGCTGTCTCTGTAAGACGTATGGATATTGTACGAAACATATCTGAGAATCTTATTAAACCCCTTCTACGGAAGTGGATGGCTTATAACTCAGAGTTCCTACAAGAAGAGGAAGTTATAAGACTTACCAATGAAGAATTTGTACCTATTCGTAGGGATGACTTAAAAGGTAAGGTAGATATACAAGTAGAAGTTGCTACTGCAGAAGATAGTGCAGCTAAAGCTCAGGAGCTTAGTTTTATGCTTCAAACTTTAGGGCAACAGATGAATCCTGATATGCTTCATTTACTGATGGCTCAGTTCTTCCGTCTTAATAAGATGCCAGACTTAGCTAAAATGATTGAAGAGTACCAACCTCAGCCTGATCCTGTAGAGCAGGAACTTAGATCTTTAGAGATTCCAAAGATCAAAGCTGAGATAGCAGAACGTGTGTCAAGAGCAACTGAAAATGTTACTGACAAACGACTCAAGGAAGCGAAAGCTGTACTTGAGGAATCGAAGGCGAAATCCTTAAATTCAGACACTGACCTTAAAGATCTAGAATTTCTTAAGAAATCTTCGGGAGAAGAACTACAAGACAGGCTAACTGAAAAGGCTTTTGATAAAGGACTAGCTGGAAACACAGGGAATTAATCCCTACTTCCTTAAATTTTAAATGGTGAACTTAAATGTCAAATAACGAAGAAATACTATCTGTTGAGCAAGAAACCGAACATGCGATTAAAATGGGTCAATTCCTTAATACCTTAAAGGATAGGGAAGACTTTAGAACTCTCATTATTGAAGGTTATCTCAAAGATAAAGTTTTAGCTTCTGTTAGTTTGTTAGCAGTACCACAAATCAAGAGTCAGGGACTAAGACCTGACATTATGGAAGATCTAGTAGCTGCTAGTAACTTGAGTTACTTCCTGCAGATGGTTGAGAATGCTTACGTAGATGCTACTGCTCCTACTCTTAGTGACGCTGAAGAGGAGGAGTTAAATGGATAACCCTACACCTGAAGAGGTTGAAAGAGAGAGAATTTTCTCTAATGACAAAGATCCTATGGACGAGCTTAATGAGCTACGTCTGCAGGAAGCTGAAGAAGCTAATGAAAGTTCTGAAGAGTCTGCCCCTGAAGAGGAAGAAACATCCTCTGAAGAGGGTGATGAGTTAGATGCTTTCACTGAGGAAGAAGAAGCTTCTGAGGATTCTGATGAAACAGAAGAGTCCAGTGAATCGGAAGAAAGTGAGCAGGAAGGGGATGAAGAGAGTGAAAAATCTTCTGAAGAAGAAGCTCCTGAAACTCCAGCTCCTTATAAGTTTAAAGCCAACGGTCAAGATTTTGAGTTTACTCAACAAGAAATCAATGACCAGTTTGGTGCAGTATTCGGAAAGGCTATGGACTATACCCGTAAGATGCAGAAGATTGCACCTTACAGGAAAATGGTTTCAGCCCTTGAAGATGAAGGTATTGACCAGGAACAGCTCAATCTAGCTATTGACGTACTTAAAGGTGATAAGGGAGCTTTACAGAAACTTATTGCAGAAAAGTCAATAGACATTTATGATTTAGATGTTGATGGTGAAAAAGGTGAGTATCAGACTAAGGATTACGGCAAGAACGAAAATGAGTTAGATCTCGAAGAAGTTACCCGACAAATCTCTGCAGATCCTGAGTACTCTCAGACGTTAGACGTTGTAACAAATCAGTGGGACAACAACTCACGCCAAGCTTTAGCGAACAATCCTGAGTGGCTTTCAGGATTACATTCGGACGTTAAATCAGGAGTCTTTGCGAAGGTAGCTCCAGAGGCAACTAAAATGAAAATGTTAGATGGAGGAAGTAAACCTGATATTGAGTACTACTTGATGGCTGGACAACAACTATTTGAACAACAGGAGCAAGCTGCTTCTAAACAAGTAGAAGACCCAGCACAAAAGGCTGCTAAACAATACAAGGACGCTTCTGCTACGGCTAATAAAAAGCGTTCTGCTTCTTCGACTCGTTCGAGAGGTGGACGTAAAGGTGTTGTTGACTATTTAGATGACAACGATGAAAAGTTTGATGAGTGGTACGATACCCTCATGGAAAACCAATAAGGTGAATTAAGATGGCTACAAACGTATATGGTAATGGTACTAACTCCACAGCAGGAGCTAATACAATTACCCATTTTTATGACAAAGCAGGTGTTAAAGCAGCTAACGCTGTAGCGGTTTACGCTCAGTTCGCTGATAGACGCTCTATGCCTTTGCACATGGGTAAAACTTACAAAGTAAGTAAATGGCTTCACATTTTTGATCGTGAAGATGGTGTAGATCCTGAGTTTGCTACGAAAGGTTATTTGACTGCTCGTAACATTACAGACGTATCTTCTGGGCTAACTACTGATGCAGCTTTAGGTGAAGGTGCTGGTGCAGTCAACAAGCGTTCTATCAAGAAAGTTACGATGGAAACTAGTTTTGCCCGTTACGGTGAAATGATTGACTACACTGATGAAGTTACAATGTTCTCTGAGGACATTATGCAAGTTCGTTATCGTGAAGAACTTGGATTGCTTGCTAACCAACGAAGTGAAGACTTGGTTCAGTTAGATATGCTTTCTACTCCTAACGTCATGTATTCAGGTAATGCTGCTTCTTTGAAGACTGTTGGTGTTGATTCTATTGCTGGCAATGGTTCTACTGATGAGTTGAGTCAAATCAACTACGATCTTATCCGTAAAAGTGTTCGTAAGCTTGTACGTAACCGTGCAGAACGCAATACTTCTATTGTTACTGGTTCAACTAAAGTTGATACTCGTACAGTAAATCGTGCTTACTACGCAATCATCGGAGCAGAGGTCAAGTTTGACCTTGAGAACGTAGTTCGTGGTGATGCAATAACTAATGGTCAGACTGAGTATGTCTATGTTCCTGCATACAAGTATGCAAGTGCTACAAATTTGGCTGAAGGTGAAGTAGGAAGTATGCACGATGTAAGGTTCATTGAATCTGAGTCTGCTACTGTCTATCGTGGTGCTGGTGATGTTGTAGGTAGTTACACTGGCAACCTTTCTAACACTACTCACGATGCTGCTTCTGCTGCTGCACTTAATACCTTTACAGGTACTAGTGACTACGCAGATACTGAAGTTCGTTTTGATGTGTTCCCTATCTTGTTTCCAACTAAAGGTTCATTTGCAACTGTTGGCTTGAAAGGTAATAACAAAATCAAGTTCAGAGCACAGTCTCCTGATGTAATTGAATTGGGTAATCCTTACGGTACACAAGGATTCTTCAGTTACAATATGTGGTATGCAGGAATTATCCTGCGAGAAGAACGTCTGTTGAAAGTATTAGTTACTGCTTCACAATAGGCTTAGTTAAGGAGGGGTTCTTAGGAGCCTCTCCTTTTTTATAATTTTTAAGGATATAAAATGTCAACACGCGAAGAATTTTTAGATAAGGCTGCAGACTTAGGTTTGGAGTTCCCTAAAAACATTCCTACCGATAGGCTTGAAGAACGAGTACTAGAAGCACTGGAAGAAGCAACAAGTCCTCCTAAGGTAGATGAACCAATTCCTACTGAACCCCCTGTAGCTATGGCAGAAGCTGTAGAAGAAACTCCTAATGATAAGAGACTAACGCTCTTAGAAAAACGAAGAAAGCTCACTGCAGACGCAAAGAAAGCTGCATTTGCTACCAGAGTGGTAACACTTACAAATAAAGATAATCGTGAAAATGATGAGATGACCACTGCTTACTTAAGCTTTGAGAATCAATACTTCGGATTATCAAAACTGGTTCCTTTGGATATTCCAGTTGAACTAGAGCAAGGACTAATTGATGTAGCGGAAACTACGATGATTACCCTTCATAAAGCAGAAATTATTAAAGGTAAGCGTACAGGCAACCAAGTAGCTGTACGAGTTAAGAAATTTGCTATCAGTTATGTTGATAACGGAAAATAAATGTATCTTCTTAGTGCAGAAGCTACAATTCAGTGGGAGTTGTTGCCTACAACGGCAACTCCTCCTCTACTGGGTGATTTAGACCTTCTGTTCATTACTCCAGAAGGGGATACGATATACCTCGATGCACCTATAGAAGTACAAGATTACATACCTCCTACACCAACAACTGCAGGAAGAATACTTTATAAGTTTACTCCTGAACTGGAAGGTTTTTGGAGAATACGCCTAGTTGTAGGAATCCCTGCAAGCTACCAGATACTCTCTAAAATAGAGATGTTTGTATTTGATAACTCGACTACTACTACTCCCTATAATGACGATATAGGTAAACCTTACCCTTATGATATAAACTTCTTCCTTCAAGGGTTTATGGTACCTAATGAAATCTACGGTACGTTTGTAGCTTCAAGAAATATTACTTTAGCTACTGATGCTCCGGGGTCTAAAGCAATTGCAGAAGAATTTCCAGCCTTTACCCCTACAACTCTAAAGATACTTCACAACGAGAATGAGATAGGAAGTATAGTATTCCCTAGATATTCTAAAATAGGTATCATCACCGTTACTCCTGTTATCATACTTCCTGGACACAAGATTCAAGTAGTAAGCCAAGGAGCCTCTATTGATCCTAATGTTCGAGATATTGCTGTAAACTTAGTAGGTTGCTGTACGATAGTTGCATGTTCAGCTATCTAGTATGGGAATCTTTGTAGGGTACTCACAGAAGCGTAGAAGCGTAAGAATAGCCTCTCCTGGGAAGGATCAGATGGTGCTATGTAACGTAGCTACTATCTTTCTTCACGCTACTCTTACAGACGAGTCTAATACAAGGAACCACACGTTCTTTTGGGAGCAGATGTCAGGCCCTGAGGTAATCCTTGATAACACAGACCAATTAGAGACTAGCTACTCCTTCGTAGAAACTACAAACAGAAGATTTCGTTTTTATCTAGACTACGGTACCAATAAAGAACAGTATAAGGATGTAGAGATTTTCCATACCCCTACGTCTTTAACTCAGGGTATTCACGCTGACGGTATTCCTAATAGTATAAGTCAGACAGTAAAAGACTACGCACTGTCCCCAGACTTCCTTGTACCTTACAATGATTACCCTAACGCTCCTGTAATAGTTACTCCTGCCACTAGGATTGATTACGTAGAAGTACTTCCTGACTTGCTTCCCAAGGGTACAGGTATGTATATTTATACCAGTCCTAACTATGTGCAAGAACCTCAAGACCTTTATAAGAGTTACACTTTTGGAGATTACCCTCTTACAGCTTTGCTTCCTAAAGGGGTATATAAGTTTAAATTCCATTACCTTATTAACGGACAGGAAAGGGTTTACTCATCTCCTCTTATAGTAAGTACGCCTCCAGCTTCTGTAGACTCTTCTGGTACCTACGTTAATGACCTTATATGGGCTAACAGTGCGGCGGGGAAAAAGTTAGAAGGCTCCTTTTTACGTTTTTTCTACACGGTTAAAAATGTGGTAGGATCTCCTCTAGTTGCTTCCGCAGGTAAAGGTAACTTCGTATCTATAGCAAGATTCACGTACTTCCAAAAACATTTACAAGACGATGTGCTTATAGCAAGTGCTGGTAACGGCAACTTTTACTCTATAACTCGTTTTGATTCTTCAAACATAGGTCACTAGTATGAAAATGATAGGAAAGCTTACTGCAGTATTCACGGATAAAGATACTGGAGAAATCACCAAAACCGTAGAAGAAACTAACCATATACAAGATAAGCAGCTAACGTACTGGTTAGAAGGTTCTGGAGGAACTAACGCTCTCCCTGGAGCTATTGTTATAAGTGGTAAAGATACTAAAGAACAGAAAAGAGACGTAGGGTACTTTTCTGATGTTAGAGCAGGTATAGCTGTTACAGGACTTCCTCAAAAGGAGTTTACCTACGCTGTGGAACCTGGTATTCATCTATATAAAGACTCAAGACAATTTGCGGCTCCTGCAGAAGATTACACGATCCGTACTGCAGGGCTAGGCAATTACAGCAGCAGCTATGGACAGCCTAGAGCGAATTTTGGCGCTTTGGTATGGTTCAATACTCCTTGTGTACAAACTACAAGTGAAATCCTTACTATCTACTACCAGATACAGGTTAGGTACGATCCTGATTGGTTTACTTCTTCAGATCCTTACCAGCTTAATGCGTATGAGGCTTGGGAACTTATAAGAAGAGTAAACGTTGGGGGATCTTTAATAAGTAATGCTTCAAGCTACTGTGAGTTCTCTACTATGAACTGTAGGAAGCTTCAGACCACTGTTAGACCCCTAGCTGTTCTGAATACTTCAAACATTCCTAGAAACGACATGTTTAGGGAAGGTAAAAGAACTAATTTTGATATTACTAATAACGTAGGGTCTTTAATACACTCCGTTTCAAGTAATAGAAAACTTTTAGGATTTCCTGTAGAGAATGTTCCTAATGCACCCTTACAAGGAGCTTTTGGGCATAACAATAGCGGTACTACACCGTTCTACGATGCAGGAAATGCCTCTTCAGGTACCGGAAAATTGACCTTTAATGCTGACAGTTACGTAGTAGAACCTTTAGCAGAGTACGTTAAACTGAACATTACAACTACAGGTGAAACTGGAGTTAGTGCCTATCAGTACAGTATGAGAAAATCTGTAGGATTTAATGGTAATACTTTCTCATCTTCTTGGGTATCTGCACTCTCTTTGTATGAGGGTAATAACCACATACTAGGGACTACCCTTTATGAAGGTACGTACCCCTCTAAAGATGAAGGATTATATCCTATGCCTTATGATGGGTATAAGATACTCATGCTAGATAGTGACAAAGTGGTTGTAATGAGCCTTAGTACGCATGAAGGGACATTGCTGGATAATACATACCTACCTTCTGGGGATGTAACCCCAAGATTCCTCCCTACGAATATTATTCAGGTAGGTATAGATGCTAATAAAGACTTTTGGGTAGCTTGTGCAGATACCGGACTATACTTCTTTGGTGCAGATCTTACAGCTATGATAGATATATCTGTTGTTGCTTCTGGTCTTTCCGGCACTTCCGGCTGCTACGGGATTAGTAGGGGCTTTAATAACCGTCTATGGGCTTACTTTAACCACAACACTAATCCTGATATTTACTACTCCGATGATAATGGAGTATCTTGGACAGCTACGGGTTCTGCCCTACATGCAGGAGATCCTACAGTACTTAGAGGACTCCATGCAGATCCTTCTAACGCTGATGGACACCTATTACTGATTTATAAGTATTCTACTACTGTAACTTATGGTACTTGGTGGGATAACCTTAATAGTACGTCTTCAACAGTTACAAATCTTACTTACGCTCCTACAAATTACAGGCCAACCTACACAGCAAGTCAGGAGATGATTTGGTTTCAAGGTGTTGTATGCTCCCCTAACGGTGTGTGGGCTAGAGTTGCAGCTAATGGCGGAGGAAGAATACTTACGTTTAATACCAATATCAAGACAGGGCCTTCAGGAACTTACAACCCAAGGAGTATCTATTTAACCGTAGATGAGGCAGGAGGAGATGCTTTTATCTGTCCTGGAGTAAGCAATCAAAAAGTAGAGCTTACACGTCCTGACGGTTCTGTTGAAATATCTACTAACACTACCTACTTAAACAACTCTCAAGGAGACAACACTAATAAATACTTTACAATGCCTATACAGGACGGTATTTGGCTAGGAATACACGTTCAAACTTACGCTAATAAGTACTGGCAACTCCTAGATTTTTCTTCTGCTACTGATGATTGGACAGGGCTTCCTGGGCTTAAAGCACAAATTTGGACTGACTACGGTTGGGACGGCAGTGTTTGGGTAAAAGATCATGCTGGAAGTAAACCTACACATTCTCTTGCAGAAGACCTTATGTCAGGCGTTACTGTATCTTTTGATGACATAGCAGGCAACGTAGATGCTTTCTTAGACACTGACAACTACACCTTCGGATTATATGATGGTATCTGGATGGACGGTTCTACCTCTTTTACCTTCGATCAGTACATGTGGTACAAGCCTACTAAAAGAGAAACTAGCGTAGAGACTACTCCTTTACAGGCAGGTACTAGAAATCCTAACCACCTAGTAGAAACTATTCCTCAAGACATAAATGCTTGGACTGATATTTCTGCCAATACTCGGAGCACTGCTGTAGGAAATCTTACTTACGCAGGCTACCCCTACGATTATCAGGCACGTTCTTTAAGTCCTGTAATGCTAGGTACAGTAGTACCTATGATAGACATTTATCCTCTACCTAATAGTACAACTTATGACTGTAAAGGGAGTGCAGAAGTAAGCATGACTGCAGGGTTTGCTGGACATGTAGGACTTGTTTACGCAGGTGCTTTAGGAGGTGCTTACGATGCTAACACAGTACCTCATTGCTTCTTGCTGCAGAATGGTATCGGAGTAAATAATGACCAAAGAATAATAGCTATGCAAAACGGAGTTGCTAAAGCTAGTATAGACTTAACCACCAGTACTGCGTATAGCCTTAGGTTTATATTTACTCATCAAAGAGAAATGCGTTTTCAGGTAAACGTGAAAGAGTACGTTAGTGGCTCATCTTCATGGGTAGATCTACATAAAACTACTATAAATAATGTAATACTTGCAAACTATCACCTAGAGGTAAACCAGACTGCCATTGGAGGTACTTCGGTAAGCGGTATAGTTTATCAATCCATGATTTCTACTGCTGCAGATCTCTATACCTACTTAGGCAATGGCTCAGACGAAGGAGCATTCTCTACAGAGTTCTTTGCTATAGATCCTGACTTCATTAAAATCTTTATTGACGGAACTGAAGCGGTAAACGTAGGTGAGAATGACGTAAATACAGTACTTGCAGCTAATAGCTACTCTGTATTTCCTAAAGCAGGGATAATTCGTTATAGTCCTGATGACGTAGGAAAAACTATTACAGCCGAATACACAACAATTACGGACTCTTAATGTTTATTGTTAATACGACTATAGCGGTGAATTGGGTGTTACCTTCAATGGTAGTACCCACCCCTTTAGAAGACCTTGATGTAAGGCTTAGGGCACCTGACGGTACTGTAACAATTATAG